TTTGTAATTTGAGAAATAGCTTCTAGTGTTGCCTTAACTGCTGAATTAGGTCCTAATTTAGCATTAACAGCCGCCGCGAAAGCGATGTCCATATGCACTAGATTTCTTCCTGTGTTGTTAAAGTCCACCGCCTCTGACGCTGGATTAACTCTTGTTACTGTCGCCATTTTTTTCTCCTTTTTTCTCTTAAATGACTTAATCTACGCTCCGTAGATTAAATGTTAAAAAAATTAATATTATATTATATTAACTATTAAGACCAAGTGTCGCCACTGATAGTCGTTGCCGCTACCGTAACTGAAACACCAGTCTCTGTGTCGATAAGCGCCTTTAAAGTCGCCGCCGCACCTGTACTTCCATTACCTTCGTAACCACCTTCTAAGCCTACTACTAGGTCATTAGCCGCTGGTATACCAAGTACTACGATATTCGCTTCGCCAGATATAGCTCTTACAGTTTTGTGAAAAACTGAAGATGCACCTTCTGGAGCAGTGTGAATTCCTGTAGCACCTGTAATTTTGTAAAAATCAATATCTTTCGATAAAAATTCTACGCCATTAGGGTTTGTAATGTCTTTACTTCCTGATATTACTGCCATTTGTTTTCTCCTTTTTTATAAATTTTTAACAATGTTCTGGGGTGCCCAGTAAGAACACCCCAAAAACCTTATTAAAGTTATTAGCGTGAATTACGCCGCTACTAGTGTAGAAGCCGCTGTAACTGTTGCGCCTGATATGTCATAGTCATTAGGACCTACTGTGTCTAATGCTCTAAGACGTCTTTGTAAATCAGTTGCGTCAGTTTGCGAACTATCTACTATTACAGTCATTTTTCCACTGTTATCGTTTACAATGCTGTATAGTAATGGTTGTACTTCACCAAGGATAACTTCAACTGCTTCTCTAGCCGCATCGTCTTCGTCACGAAGGTCTCCGCCTGCGTCGATTAAAAATGCACCTAGGTTAGCTGTACTTCTTACGCCTCCAGTTGTTAAAAAATCACCGAAGCCGCTAGTTCTTGCTAATTTAGCCATTTGTTGTCTCCCTTTTAAAAAATAGTAACTCCCTAAAATTCAACGGACAGGTTGGACGTTAGTTCATTACCGTTTTGTTAAAGAAAAGATTAACAATATATGTGAATGTGTTTGTATGATCACTTTCAGCCAATATTTGTATATTCTTTTCTCTGTATTGGCAGTCTACACTCCGTAGACTGTGTATTGCATTTATTTAGTGTGAATGGGTTGAAAATTGTGTGTTAATATTACTTTCTACGTGTTTTTAAGGCTCTTTGATGCAATCCTTTTAAAATTGCTACAGTTCCTGGACCTGCTTTAACAATATCGTCTATCATTTTAATTGCAGGAATATATGCACCAACTATTGTAGCAGGTATAGATTTTCCTGCTAACGCAAATTCTATAAATCTTTTTAATTGAACTATGCTTTTAGTTCCAGTAAGATATCTATACATAGCAAGATCTCTACCTTCTACACCTATATCAGGTACACTAATTTTAGGTTCATTATCTTTAACTAATCCTGTTTCTAAATTTTTATCTGTAATTAATCTTTGTAAATGTTGTATAATATCACTATTTCTTAATTTTGCTCTAGCGGCATGAAGTAATCTAGTAACTGCTTTTTTACGAGTTGTTGGAGTTAAACTAGTATAATTTAATATGTCTCTTCTAACTGCTTTATAGTCGCTGTTTCTGATTTTTAAAGCAGATTCTAAATTAGCAAATAATTGAGTATCAGTACTTTGTGTTCCACTTGCTATTTTTGATAGGTATCTATTTAAAGCCATGGTAGGAAATGTAGTAGCTTTTCTTTTTGCCATAGCACTTTTAGGATCTTTTAATTTGTTCATTGCTCTTGCGTCACCTGTAACAAAGTATATAAAATTGTACAGGTCAGTACCATTCATTCTAAAATTTCTATAGCTAGAATAAGTTGTTGTATTTTTAGCATATGCTCTTGCAAAATGTTTGTATGTTTTATATTTGCTTAATAGTTCTAAAATAAGAACAGTTAGATATAATCTTTCAGTGCAGTCTGTATAAGTCAATATTTTAGTGTCGCTTGAATTACGAGTCATTCTCGCTTCATATATTTCACTAATAAATGGAACTCCAATTGTGTCTAACATTAATTTAATACCTCATTTAAAGCAATTACCATTTTATCTCTTTTAGGAGATTTAAAACATTGTACAAGTTTTTTGTGGGCTGTAATATGATCTTCATGTGTCATCCATACTTTATTATCTTTTGCATCTGTTCCACCAATGCTTTCTGGAAGAATCCAATGTTGGACTGTACTTTTACCTTTTCTTTTTCTAGGTAGTGTTTTAATCCAACCTCTATATCTGTCGTACTTTATACACATCTTTAATTTGCTAGTGCCACGTTTGCCGTAGGTCCTGTTTTCGGGCCACCTTTAATAGCGGAAGGTCCTTTCTTGGGTAATACGCCTCGAGACTTTCCAGAAGGTTTAGGACTCCAAAAACTAGGTTTAGGTTTCTTTTTCTTCTTGATTTCATCAACTTGTTCGTCCTGGGCACCACCATCATCTACGTTCATGTACATTTGTCCAAATAGTGTTATCATATCTGGTGATCCTAAAAATTTAGCAAGAGTAGTTGACCCTTGTATATCTTTAGTAAATCGTCCTCTTAAAGCTGGTTTAATGTCATTAGATGTCATTAAATTTCTTATTAGTTCAGCTTGGGCTACTGTAACTTTAAATTGTTTATTATCATCTGTAGTAACGGTGTCTACTGGTTTAGGATTACCTTGACTATCTAAAACTTTACCTAATTGATTGAATAAAGAATCTTGTTTAAAGTCCTTGTCGTATGCTGGTTCCTGATCAGCTGGGTCTCTAAATTCATTAAATCTCATATTATTCTCCTATCTTTTATTTATTGCTCTGTTAGCCTGAGTGAACCCAGATCTTCTAACTAGTTTTATACCGCCCAACACATAACCTTCTCCACCAGGTCTACCATTTATAGATGCTTGAACATCTCCAGGTGCAGTATCTAATTGTGTTATAATATTATCTTTAGCATTCATTATACCACTAACAGTATTCCAAAGTGCTACAAAGCCATTTATATTTTGTTTTACATATTCTATAATTTTTTGTTTCTTTGGTTCACTAACTGCACTAGTTAATAACCATCTAGAAAAGTCACTACCTAAATTTTGAAGTCCTTGATCAACCTTTGCGTTAGTATATGCATATAATATTTTAGGTAGATCAGTTAGTTTCATACTAGCTAATTTGTTTTTGTCTAATAAGGCATCTATTAAAGTAGCATTTTGACTTACCACATTTTTTATTTTGTTTAGTGCGTTGGTATCTACACCTACTTTCTTGTTTACAGTTGTTGGCGGAATTACAAATAAACCACGTCCTTGAATATATCTATCAAGTTCTTTAATTGGCATAATTCTTCCTTGTTCACTCATCATATTGTGAACAACAACACCTGCTTTGCTTTGCCCAATTTTTTTACCTAATTCACTACTAGCATCAACACTATATTCTACTACATTAGGTTTAAAAACATATCTGCCATTAGCTTGTTCTGGTTTTGCAAAATATAACATATCACCATTAAAGTAACCTTGAAACTTATTAGGAATTGCTTTTGCTACTGTATTAAAAATAGGAACAATTTTATCTGCGTAGGCTTTATATGAATTTGTTTTAGAAGGATTTTTCTTTGCTCTATCTTTAATCATTCCTTTTAAGTCAGCTGAGTTCGTTGCTCTACCATCATATCCTTGTGCGTGAAATCCACTTTTGTCTGTAAAAATAAATTCACCATTAGGATTTCTTCCAAACACTACTGCTGGAGAACCATCCCATTTAATTGTAAGGTTATTAGTATTTTTAGCTAATCCTTCTAATTGTCTTATAGCATTTAAGGCTCCTTGGCTACCATTCCAAAATACAAGGTCTTCGGCATGGTCAATTCTGCCTCCTGTTTCTAATAAAGGTGTTTTACAATTACCTGTAACTTTTTTAAACTCTACTAATTTCATAGATTAACCTTTGCTAATAAACCTTTAAACCAAACAGGACTTCCTTCGATAACGTGTTCAGGCATTGTTTTTCCTATTTTTGCAAGACTATCTCTAAAGTCTGCAACTAATTCGTTATAGTCAGATGCACCTCTAATCATTTTATGAATATTTTCTACACTATCAAGATCAGATCCTTTAGCATTTCTACCTAATAATAAACTTGCTATCTGATCAGGCTTTTTAGATACAGGTTCGTTTGTATCTCTTTTTAATAAACCGTTCTTGTGACTCCATTTATATCCTCGTGCTTTAGATATACTAGCAATGAATACGTGTCTATCCGCTCCAGTATAGTTGGAGCCTGGAGATGAGCCTTTCAAACTCCAGGACATCCAATTTGGGTCACCGAACATTAAGTCAGTTTGTACGAATCCATTTTTAACATTACCGTTAATAGGTGTTTTAAAATGAACGCTAATACCACTTTTCTTAATCCATTTTGACGGGTCTTGCTTATTAGCTTGAGCCCATTGCGTCAATTTTGATACTAATTGGTCTTTTGTAATTTTAGATTGATCTACAGCAACATCTATATCTCCACTTGTAGGAGATGTTCCTGTAGTTCCTAATTTGTTTGATTGTAAAGGTAATCCTGTAATTTTTTCTAGCCAGGCAATAGTTGGGTCTACGTCTGCTTGATTAATTCTTTGTGTTGCTGGTTGGCCGGTAGGATTTTTGAATATGTTTCCGCCTTCATTAATTTGATTCATCTTGCTTACCCTCTATGATCTTCTTAATGCCGACTTTGAATTTTTTTGATTCACCGTTCTTAATAGAATTAATGAATCTTCTCTCTAATTCTTGGGCCTGCTCAGGAGGGTAGTTTTTATTAATGACGTCCAACAGGTTAACAGCACTTTCTATTATGTTGCTACCTGTAGTCTCAAGAAATGCTTCAGTATCCTTGACTCTATGAATACTATGCAAATCATCTAATATTGATCTTGTTATCTTTTTCATTTACCTGTCCGTTTGACCCTATTAGCAGTATTTACCGCTTTAATGGTGAATATACCACCGGATCAAGAGTACTTTAATTGTTTTATTGAGGTGATTTTGTAGGAGCAGGGTGATTGTATTGCTCTTTTTGACAGCTAGGGTCTTGTGGTGCGAAGACACATCCTATAACTTCGCCTATTAAACCTATATTAGCTATATTTGATTTGGGGGATGTTGTAAGATTAGTAGTAACTGGCGTAACACACCCTTGGAGTAATGTTATAAACATTACCCCTATAAAAATAAGTAGCCAGGTTTTATTAGAAAAATCCATTATTGTTGACCCATTTGATTCAAGTCCATATTTAAAACGGGTTCGTTGCCTGCTTCTAGCCATTGTTTCCATTCAATGAACGCACCTTCAGTTAAACAATGAATTTCACCTCGAGACTCAGGAAAAGTTGATGTAAAATATTCTTTTACCATAGGAGACGCCGCTTCACAGTTCGTCATACTATTGTAAGTAGACTCTTGCCAGACACCTTGACAATCAAGTCCTATACAAAATATTATTATCATAAAAATTTTTTCCATTTCTTTTTCCTTCGTCCACTAATTTATTTACGGTTAAATTCCGCAAAGTTAAATGGCTATAAAAGTTAAGTGAGTTTATTTCTTGTTAGTGAGTTTATTAATTAGATCGAACGCAACTTTAACCTTCTCCTCAAGCACCTTGATTCGATAATGCGATTGAGCTAAAACCACAATAAGCATTATGAAAGCCACAAAGATTGGCCATGCTCTAGAGATCATTAATAAAAGGTCCGCGTCCATAATTAAAACTATTTATATCTAAAAAAGGGTGGGTTATTTTGTTATGGTATATACCTTGATAAACTCTGTTTTGCCCTTAACTTTTATGTCATCAATGTATTCAAAACTATAATTGAGCTTGGCTCTATTAACTGTTTCTTCACCTATGACTATTGTTTTACCAAGTGTCTTTGAACTAGACTCTAATCTAGAGGCTAAATTTACTGCATCTCCTATTACAGAATAGTCAAATCGTTGTTTAGACCCCATGTTGCCCACAAGTGCTTCTCCTGTGTTTATACCTATCCCAATATTGATTTGTGGCAACCCTTCTGCAATAAGTTCAGCATTTAACATAGCAAGTTCTTCTTCCATTTCCATTGCACTTTGAACTGCACATTCTTCGTGTTCTCCATTCTCTATTGGAGCATTCCAAAATGCCATAATACAATCTCCCATAAACTTATCTATTGTTCCACCATTTTTAATAATAACATCTGTCATACGTGTTAAGAATCTATTAATAAGTTTTGTAAGTCCTTCTGGATTGCCTTTGTACTTTTCACTGATGGGTGTAAATCCTCTTATGTCTGAAAACAAAAATGTCATTGTACGAGTTTCACCACCCAACTTCAATAGTGATGGATCTTTTTGTAACTTCTTAACCATGTCGGGTGCAAGGTAATGTTCAAACTGTCTTTTGATTTGTAGTTTTAATCTATTCTCTCGTGCAAAGTTATTATATATTAAGTGTCCCCAAACTATAGTAATAATCACAACAGGTGTTAGCCATTCTGTAAGATATAGGTTTGTTGTCCATAGGTAAGCACTTGTTCCAAGAACAATACTTAGATAAACTATAAAAGGGACTAAACTCCATAGCACACCTAATCTAGGAATTATTAATAAAAATAAAATACCTCCTATAATAATAAATGCCCATTCTACTTTTTCTAACCAATCTGGTCTACTAATAAAATTTTGTGATAACAATGTTTCTGTACCAATGGCCATTATCTCATGAGTGTTTTTTAAACCATTAGGCGTAGTAACAAATGTTGATCCTTTAAATGTAGTTCCAATGAATACAATTTTACCTTTCATTTTTGACCAGTTGCTTTTATCTGTATAATCTAATCGTGGAATATGATGTCTAAAATCCAACCATATTTCATTTTTTGCTTTATTGTAATATTGAATTGTTTCTAATATAACAGCAGGAATTGATTTATCAAGAGGTAGTCTTCTTATAGTACCATCTATGTCAATAGGTACACTTACATTACCTACTGCCCGAGCTTTT